AGGAATATTTGTAAACGTACTAGGAAAGATAAACATTGGTATTGCAGATCCAAAAGAATTAATATTAGTCAAATATTTTAGAAATAGTTTTTTAGCAAACAAAGTTGCTTTCTTTAATCAAGTATTTGACTTATGTGAAGCAACAGGCATTAACTATGACGCAGTAGCAACAGGTGTAGGTGCAGATAAACGTATAGGTACAAGCCATACCAGTGTTACAAAGGAAAGAGGCTTTGGTGGTCATTGTTTTCCTAAGGACATTCAAGCATTAATATACACAGCAAAACAAAACGGAGTAGATTTAACTTTACTGCAAGAAGCATTAGAATATAACAAAAAAGTTAGAAAATGAAAATAGATATACATGATATAAAGTTCTGGATGGACGCAATACGCAACAGCGAAGATAAGGAACGCACACTTGAAAGTTTCTGGGACGGTCAGATTAAAAGTAAGCTGTGGCTAATTGAAGCACTTGAAAAACATAAGTCAATTAGAAATGCAGATTGCGTAATACATGGCGGGTGGAACGGTGTCTTAGCTTGTATGATGTTTAACAGTGAACTAGGAATCAAACATATTACTAGCATTGACATAGATCCTAAATGTAAAGAGATAGCTAGTACAATGAATAAACGTTATGAGATGGAAGGTAAATTTGAAAGTGTTACTGCTGATATGTGCGAGTATGAATACCAGAGAGAGCCTTACTTTATAATCAATACAAGTTGTGAACACATAACGCAAGAACAATATGAAAAGTGGTTAGATAAAGTTCCTAGTGGATCACAAATTATTTTACAAAGTAACAATTACTTTGAACTAGATGAACACGTAAACTGTAGTAATGATCTTAAAGAGTTTGAATGGAAAAGTAAATTAAATGTAACAGAAAAAGCAGAATTAGAATTACCCAAGTATAAAAGATTTATGTTGGTTGGAAGGAAAGAAAAATGAAAATAAAATTAGGTTGCAGAGGCAGTGAACTATCACTACACATGGCAGAACTAGTTACTAAAAAACTTGAACAGTTAGATTGTACTGTTGAAATTATTCCAATCAAGTCTGAAGGAGATATTCAATCAGAAAAAGTAATTTCTGAAATAGGTGGCAAAGGTGTATTTTGTACTGCCATAGAAGATGAATTATATAATGGCAAAGTTGATATAGCTGTACATAGTTGTAAAGATCTTCCTACAGTAATGCCAAAAGAATTAATACTTGCAGGAGTTTTAAAACGTAATGATCCAAGAGATTGTTACATAGGAAAGTTTTTTCCTGGTGCAAAAGTAGGTACAGGTAGTCCAAGAAGATTAGAACAGCTTACGTTAATTAATGAACACCTAGATGTAAAAGGTATAAGAGGTAATATTGCAACACGCATAAAAAAATTAGAAGAAGGAAAATATGATGCTATTGTTTTGGCAAGAGCAGGATTAGAATTATTAGGACTAGAAAAGATGATAACACATACGTTTGACTTTGATCATATGTTACCAGCAGTTGGACAAGGTGTTATTGCTATACAAACACGCACAATGAGTCCTTACACAGCTTTAATTAGACAAATAAATCACTTGGATACTTTTTACTGCGTATTAGCAGAACGTACAGCATTGAAGTTCTTAGACGGTGATTGTCATAGTGCAGTAGGAATACTTGCACAGGTCACAGGAGATTGTATTACACTAAAAGCAATTAATTATAATAACATGAAAGACTGTACAGTTACAGGAAAGATATTAGACTATAAACAAATAGGTGAACAAGTAGGATTAGCAATAAAATGAGTAAAACATTTTGCCCACTACCCTGGATACATTTAGCAACACGACCTAACGGAGATGTTAGAGTTTGTTGTACTGCCAATGCCAGTGGTGCAGGTAAACAAGATGAAAAGACAGCAGGACTTGTTAAGAAAGATGGTATTGCTATGAACCTACGTGACCATACTATAGAAGAAGTATGGAACAGCGAACACATGAGAAGAACAAGATTGCAAATGCTTAATGGAGAGATACCTGCTAGTTGTACAAAATGTTTTAATGAAGAAGCAAAAGGTATAACAAGCAAACGCCAATGGGAAAGTGAAGAATGGAAACAACGTTTAGACTTTGATAAACTTATTGCAAGTACAAAAGAAGATGGTACTGCACCTGTAAGCATTCCTTATTTTGATTTGCGTTTAGGTAACCTATGTCAGTTAAAATGTGTAATGTGTAGTCCACATGATAGTTCAAGTTGGATTAAGGAATGGAAACTGCAATATCCACAGTATAAAAATAAAGATCTAATTGCTGACCAAGGTTGGGACGACCAATACGATTATACTTGGTATAAGAAAGGATCTTTTATAGATTCAATGAAGCACCAAGCATTTAACATACAAGAATTATATTTTGCAGGTGGCGAGCCATTATTAATACCAGAACATTATAAGATATTAGAGTTCATGGTTGACGAAGGTTATGCAAAAGATTGTAATCTAAGATACAATTCAAACGGATTAGAATTGCCAGATAAGTTGTTTAAGTTATGGGAACACTTTAAGGAAGTACGTTTTAACTTTAGCATTGATGCTTACGGACAACGTAACGATTACATACGTTATCCTAGTAAGTGGGCAGACATAGAAAAGAATTTAAGAAAGCTAGATGAAAACACAAAAGATAATACTGTAATTAATATTGCCTGTGCAATACAATTATTAAATGTAGGTTACATAGATGAACTAGCTGAATGGAAAATGGATCAAGGTTTTAGTAAAATTAATCCATCAATGTTTGGCGGAGGTATCATAGGAACACATTTAGTTTATTTGCCTTCATACTTAAATGTACGAGTACTACCGCAAGAAGCAAAAGAATGGGCAAAACAAAAGATAGAAAGTTTTATTGATAGGCAAAAGTTTAATTTAGAATTTAACCAACACCCATACGGTGCTCAACGTTGGAAAGGCTTAATTAAATATATGATGGCAGAGAGTTGGGATAATAAACTTCCTGCACTACAAGAATACTTAAAAGTAACTGATGAAAGACGTGAAACAGATTTTAGAAAGACTTTTCCAGAATTAGGGAGATATATGTAATGGAATATAAAGGATTAATAATGGGTCAACAGACTGATGTAAGTGTAGATACTGCACACTGGAAGTTTGGCACAATCAAAGACGGAGTCAAGTTAATTGACAATCTTTTATATTATAGTGCATTTAGTTTAGGATATGATGATCATGGTATCATTGATAAGGTATGTACTAGAATGAAAGGATTCAAGCACGAAACAGGTGACAGTTTGTTTTTTGGTCATTCAGGACCAGCTGTAAATTCACCACACATTGATTTAGCAAATAGATTATACAATATGACTAATGGATACAGACCCGTGTTTGCATTATCAGGAAGTGATGGAGTAGAAGTTGCTATTAAGTTAGCCTTTGCATATCATCAAAGATGTGGAAATACAAGAAAGAAAATAGTATCATTTGACGATGCGTATCATGGAGCAACCTTGCTTTCAATGAGTGTTGGAGATGTACACTTTCAAAGTGCATACTACGGAATGGATCCATATCAAAACGTAATTAAATTATCACGTAACAATCTAGAGCAGGAAGTTGATTGGGAAGATGTTGCTTGTATTATTATAGAAACTTGCCCACATGATCAAGATATATCACCTTATGGATTTGATGTTTGGAATAAAGTAAATGAGATACAAGCTAAACATGATGTACTTGTTATAATAGATGATGTGTTTATGGGCGGCGGTAAAACAGGAGACTTCTTTGGTTGGAGTAAACTGCCTATCAAACCTGACTTATTTGTAATGGGCAAAGCAATTACAGGCGGATTCTTTCCGTTGGCAATGGCTATGTTTAGTGAGAAGTTACACGAAAAAATAAAAGACGGAAAGTGGTTGCACGGACACACATATAGTATGACTTTGTCTGGTGTAATATGTATGGACGAATACTTAAACGTTTTAGAAAATTACAAGTATATGGACAATGTTCAAAACATTATAGAACTTGCAAGACAACATTTATCAACAGATGGCTGGAATATCAGCGGAAACTTTGGAACTACATTTATGATAAACAAAAGCGATAAGCATTTTAGGTTTATTGTACCTATCAATGCAGACCAAGAATACTTTGATGCTATACCAGACACATTAAAAGAAATGGCAAAGGTTCACGGATTATGAAAGTAGCAATTACAGGACATTTATCAGGACTAGGCAAAGAACTTTATACACGAATACCTAATAGTGTAGGATTTGATAAAGGTAGTCATCATGACATAAAAGATCCTGATCCTTGGATTGAATCATTATTAAGTTGTGATGTTTTTATTAATAATGCGTATGACGGATTTCATCAAGTCAATATGTTAGAAAAAGTTTTTCTAAAGTGGATGAATGAGAATAAAACAATCATAAACATCAGCAGTACTGCTTCTGAAATAAAGCACATTAATTATCAAATGGGATTTTATCCTATACATAAGAAAGCACTAGACGAAGCCTGTATGAGATTACAACACATAGAGAAAAAGTGTAGAGTAGTAAATATTAAAATAGGCTGGATGGACACGCCTATGACAGAAGGATTTGATACAGCTAAATTACCTGTTGATAATGTAGCAACAAAAATTATAAACGTAATGAATGATAAAGATATAACATCAATAACAATAGAAGGTCCATGGCAAAAATGGGACTACTAAATGAAACTAGTATACAAAGATAAAACAAAGAATGATTGGTTTTTAGTTAGTTGGACACTATCTAATAAATGTAACTATCGTTGTGAGTATTGTCCAGACATACTACATAATGGTAGCACAGGACAACCACGTTGGGAAACAGTAGAACGTTTTATTAAAAATCTTAAAGTACAAAAAGATATATGTTTTAGAGTAAGTGGTGGCGAACCTACTTATTGGAAACACTTTATAGACATGGCAAAGTGTGCCAAGGAGCAAGGACATAAGTTTACATTTGTAAGTAATGGCAGTCAAACGCCTGAATACTTCAAACGTATTGCGCCTTATACAGATGCTATGATGTTAAGCTATCATAAAGCA